GGCCAGACCGTTGTACTCGGCGTTGATTTCCGTCTCAACTGCGGCAACCGCCCCTGATGCATCGACCTTTGTTGCGCTCAGATCCGTGATGCTGCTGGTGTTCACGCCCACGTCGCTCTGCAGCGACGTGATATCAGAAGCAAGAGCGCTATCCTGATCGGCGCGCACCCGCTGCTCTGTCTCGAGCGCTGCCTGGGTGGCTTCCTGCGCCACCGCCAGCGTCTGCCGGGCGCTGGCCTCGGCCGCCAGACCCTCATCTACCTTGGCATTCATCTCGGACTGGGTAAACGCCACGCCCTCGCGCAAGGCTTCGCGCCCCTCAAACGCGCGCCACGCCTCGCCCAGCGTGTTGAACTGCAGCGCGTCCAACTCGTCAAACTGTCGCCGCGTATCCTGCAGAGTTGTACGGACCGATGCGCCATCCAACGCCGACAATTCCGTTTCGGCCGTCGTCAGCCGCTCCTCGGCCGCGTCGAATTCCGACTGATCCACCTTGTCCGTGATCGTGCTTTCAAGGCTGTCTATCGTGGTTTCCGCCGTACCGAGACGGGTGTCTATCCCGTTGACGGTCGTGCTGTCCGCCTTGAGCGTGATGCTGCCTTCCAGCGCATCAATTTCGATTTCCGCATCGCTGACACGGGCCTGAAGGTCCGTGAGCGCCGCCAGGTCGGCCGGATCAAGCTGCGCCTCGGCGATGGCTTGATTGACCTCGGCATATGTCGCACGCAACTCGATGCTGGCCTTGGCCGCGTCGAGGTCGATCGACAACTCGCTGGCCCGCTGGTCGAGATACTCTACCGCGCTGATTTTGACCTGCCCGCTATCCGGGTCCACCACGATCCCGGCATCGGCCATGCGCTGATCGGTGCGCTGGATCGTGTTGAGCGCCCAGCCGATCTGCTGCGACGCTTGATCAAGGCGATCTTCCACGTCGCGCTGCGCAGGGATGAGCGGCAAAACGCGGTCAATAAGCGCACCATTGACGGGCTGCACGACAGACGGGGTGCCCGGCGCGGGGTCCACGCCGACCGAGCCGAGATGCGCGGTGACCGACGCCAGCAACTCGCCCACGGTTCCCGTCGCGTCGGCAAGCGCGTCGTCGTGGCGGCTCAGCGCCTCGTCTATATCGGACACCACGGACGTCTCGAGATCCGTCGCGCCCAGCCGCACGTCGGGTGTCGTGACGGGCAGCCATGCCGACCAGTCTGCCCGGCGGCCAAGGACAAACCGCGCCCGGACTTGATAGTCCTCGCCGGGCAGAAGATCGGCCGCGATAGCCGCGCTACCTTGTTCGGCGTCCACCGTGCTGGAAGTCACCGTTTCCGTGCCGCCCGAGACCCGGACTTCGTATTTCAAAAGCTGCGCCTCGGGTGCGGTCGTCGTGTCCCATGTCAGGCGGATACCCGGACGGCGGTCGCTACCGCTGCCGTCCGGCAGGGCCAGCGGTGCCACGGTAATCACCGGGACTGTCGGATCGGGGGGAGTCAGGCCGCCACGGGACGGCACGTCGGGCAGATCGTCCTCGGGCGACCACGCCACGTCAGCCGCGTCGCGCTCACGCACAGTGACAAACTGCAGCAGCGTGTCCGTACGGTCCTCAACCTCCACAACCTCAAAGGCTTTGGCCGTGTACCCGTTGCGCTCACTGGTCCACTCGATTGTGTCCAATGGCTCGAGCGCGGCATAACTCGGCGGCAGCACCATGCGGTGCACGCGGAACCGTCGCTCGTCGTTGATGTAACTGTTCAGCAGGTGCTGTGCCTGGCTGCGATTGGTGACAGCGGGCAGCCCCATATCCATCGTGAGGCGACGACCGCCGTCCTCTGCCTCCCACTCGACGTTGAATATTGGTTCCGCACTGCGCCCCTGATAGACGTCCGTAGGCTCAACATACGTCCCGGTGATGGCGTTGCTGGTGTCATTGAGGCCGGGGAACGGGTCAAGCTGCTCCGGTTCCGTAATGACAAGATCATCGTCGGTCAGGCTCATGACAGGCGCCGCCGGGGCACCCACGCGCGGCTTGAACACCCCGCCGGACTCGCTAATCTGCGCAAAGCTGGCGCGGTTCATTTCCGCGATGACGTCCGCCGGTTCGACGCTCACGTCAACTTCGAACCCGGCCTCGTACTTCACGCGATCGCCGATCAACTCGTCGCACTCGTTCATCGCCGCGAACCACGCATCAAGCGGCAGGTCTTCGGCCCGCACCTGCCCCCCGTACACGTCCCCCGTGGGCAGCGTGATGCCACGGTAGATGTTGTAGTTTATGACCTGCGGATTGCGGGTGTACTCCCACGTGGACTCGTCGTCCCAGCGATGCGCGCCGGACCCGCCCGGCACCGTGCTGTCCTTGCGCGGATCGTAGAGCGCGATCCCGTTGACCTCGAAGCGGACCGCCGGCAGGCCGGAATACACTTCCCGGTCCAGCTCCATCGTGATGATGCAGTACGCCGTGCCCTCGAGGATGTGGTCCGTCGTCCACGGGCGATCCGGGTGCTGGCCGTACTTGTCCACCAACATTGGGTCGGCGGTGGTCTGTGTGCCGTCATAAAACTTGATCCACCCGTGGTCCGAACCGTTGACCTGCAGATCCACCAGCGGCTTGCCATAGTCCGGGTCAACGTTTTGCGGGTCGAGGTCAATCTGGCTCCACTGCCCGTCTATCGCGACGCGCGTCATGGCGCCGTGGACCGGCTTGTTAGAGACCTCGAGGATGTAGGTCAGGTAGCGGTTCGATGGCCCGTGCGAGTAGGCCGGAGTCACCGCGTGCCCCTCCAACCCCATGCGCCCGACCACGAACTTATACGGTGTGGTGTCGCCCGTCGTGGTCTGCTCGGTCTGGATGCCCTGTGAGCGCACCTTCGGCTTTTTCCGAAAAAGCTGCCCGGCGAGCGTCAGCGTGGCGCCCACGACTAGCTTGCCGAAAAAGGTGGATGTCAGCGCCTGCGTGAATGCCGCAATGGTCGCCCCGAAACCGGCGCCAGCACCGGCAGCCGCCGACGCGACCGCAAGCGCCGTGCTGATCGGCTCGGCCTTGGCCGTCCTTGGCAGGATGCACAGCGCGATCAGCGCCGCGATGAAAAGATGCTTCATACCCGGAATGCCCTCTTTGCCTGCATCCGCGACACGTGCCCGACGCCATCATGGCGCAGCACGAAGACCCGCTCGGCCGACACGACCCCGAGCGCATTGTCGTCGATCACGGCAATGTCGCCGGTGCGCGCCATCGCGGGCGGAATTTCCTCGAGGATCGTGGCGACAAGCCCGACGTGATCCTTGTGCCCCGCCTCGGCCAGCATCGCCTTGCCAGCGCGCAGCGACGTGTACCCGCGCCAGCCCTCGGCATGATCCACGCCGGTGACAGCCTGCACCCAGCCCGCCGCGAACAGCGCGCAGTCGTGCCGGCCTGCCCGGAAGCGCCGCGTGCGCGCCGCCGCAACGTAGTCCCTCAGCATCTCCGCACGCGTCATCGGCGCTGCCCCGACGTGCCGTCGCCCTCCGGAATCTCGCGGCCACCGTCCGTGGTGGGCGCCGTCGGTGGCGGCGCGGACCGACTGTTCTTGACGCCCCAGAACACGCCCACGGCGCCGGAGATTGCTGAGTACTCGCGCCCTCGGTCGTTCGGGTTTATCGATCTCTGCGCCGCGTCGGATTTATTGATGGTCAGAATCGGCGTCAGGCGGCGCGCGGCGGTGGCAACGGTAATCGTGACCTCGCCGCTCTCGCCGGGCACGGGGCGCGGCACATTCATTTCCTCGATCGTGCCTTTCAGAAGCCTGTGCGGCTCGGCCAGAAGCTGGGCCGTCTCCGGGTCAAACACAGCCCGGTGAACCTCGACCGGCGCAAGGCGCGCATCGTAACCGTGGATCAGCTGCAAGACCTCGGGCGGGACACCTGATAGCGTCAAGTCGTGCATCTGCACGTTCAGGCCGACGCCGCTCTTGATCGGCGGGACATTCATGAGCGCCCCAGCCCCGTAGTAGGTCCGCGTCACGCCGCTAATCACGAAATCCTGCGCATCCGCGCCGTTCCAGAATCCCGTTTCCTCGACGGCGCCCGTCGATCTGTTGCGCGCCTGTATCCAGACCAGGGCGCGAACTTTGACGCCCCTCAATTCACTGAGAAAGCTGGTCACTGCCGGTGCGTACTCGCGCATGTTTACCTCAGCGTCTGGACAAAGCCGAAGGACGCGCCCGGCACGATTGCAGGACGGCCCGAACCGTACTCCGGATTCGGCTCAAGAATTGCCTTCATGATGGGCTTTTTCAGGCGGACAGTCGCGCCGGTCATTGCACCCGGTTTTATGGCTGGGGTGACTTCGAAAAGCCCCGTCTCGGATTCCCCCGCCCCGACCGTGGCACCGGTGACAGCGCGATGCAGCGCGCGGCGCACCGGGTTCGCGCCGTATGTAAAGGACAGCATGTCGCCGGGCGTGATGGTGTATCCCACAGGCAACCCGCCGACCGACATTTCGCGATTGTTCGCGGCCAGTTGCGTGATGATGGGCGCGTAGCTGTCAACGATGGTGCCGTCGGGATCGTAGGCAGGATAGGCGCGCCGCGTGTCATAAACCACGAATGACGATCCAGCCCGATCCAGCACAGACAAAAGTGCCTCGATTTCATAGGCCACAGCGTTCGTGATCCGCGAAGGCGCCAAAGTGATCGTACCGCGCCAAACCGGATCGCCAATGGACGCGGGCAAGATCGTACCGTTGGCCATGCGGTCTATCTGGCGCGGCTCGTTTATCCACAAGCGAGCCGAATTTACGGGCAACTTCTCGATAAACTGTGCCTTGGTCAGCGGGAATGTCAGCGCCATCAGCCGCGCCTCCGGGGATCGTTGCTAATCTGCTGCACGCGGCCCGGAAGTTGCTGACGGTCGTATGCCTGTATGCCCTGCTGCATGACGCTAACCGCCACCTCGCCCGAGATTTCGCGCACGTCCTGCACAATGCTGCCGTTCTCGACGCGCGCCACAACCTCGACCCGCGCGGGCTGCGCCATGGCAGGCTGCAACATGCGCGCCGTATCGGCCCGAGAGGTGACGCGCGCAGGGCCGGTGACGATTTCCGGGCCGCGCTCGCCCGCGATGGCAAAGCTGCCGCTGGGCACGATCCCGCCCTTGTCCAGAAACCCGAGAAAGTTGCCCATGCCGAGCAAGCCATTCCCTGAGCCACCACCGCCGCCGAAGATGCTGGACGCGATGCCGCTTATGCTACTCGATAGAAGCTGGTTGCCGAGTTGCGAGACCACATCGCCAATACTGCGCGCCCCGGTAATGACGCTTGCCGCCATGTTCCCAAAGCGCTGCGCGGCACGGTCAGCGCCGGTGCCGATGCTGTCGAGCGCGCCACTCATTTTTCCCGCGCCACTTTCCAGCGCATCGACAGCGGCCTGCGTGCGGTCCTGCACGCCGATGCCGAGGCCGTCCATCAGGTCGCGCCCGATGCGCATGAACACGCGCGATGGCGACCGCGTCTGAAGTCGAGAGCGCGACGACGCTTCGGCAGCCCCCGCAACAGCATCGGCTGCACTTTCAACAGCGCCTTGATTCCCCAGCATTCCCTCTGCCAGCCCTTGCGCCGTGTCGCGCCCCGCGCGGCGCGCCGCACTGCCCGCGGTGTCGCCCCCAAAGATGTTCGACCAGTTGATTTCAGGAACCCAGTCGCGCCAGTTGATCGTCGGGATCCAGTCTGACCAGTTGATTTTCGTGAGCCAATCAGCCCACTTGATTTCAGGGATCCAGCCGTCATCTTTCCATTTAATCTTGTCTATCAAAAGATCCCACGCCAGAGACCCGGCAAGCGCAAACCAACCGATCCCAGGAATTAAGCGGGCGGTCCAGACCAGTGGCTTTACAAGAGCAGATAACGCGAACTTCGCGCCCGCACCTAAAGCCAATTTTTGGAACGCTCTTACAGCCAGTTTCGGAATTAATGCCGCTGTCCATGTCAAAGGCTTAAAAAGCACGCTCACAGCCAAGAGAGCTCCGCTCATCAAGGCATGGCGCTTGAATATCGCCACTGTCAGCGTCGGGATTAAAACGTGCCACTTGATCGCAGGCAGATCTTCCCAAGCGTCTTTGATGTCTGTCGCCAAGTTGGCCGCCCGCTCCAAGATCGGGAACCGCTCTTTTAGCGTATCCCAATTTGCCGCGACCGCCGCCGCAACACCAGCGACCGCACCCAGCCCGAACACCACCAGACCTATAGGCGACGCCAGCGCGGCAAGACCGGTCGCTACGAACCCGAGCCCGACCGCAACAGGCCCAATCGCCGCCGCGACAGCAGTGCCGATACCGACCATGCGCCGCATTTCGGGAGACAGGTCCGAAAACCATTGCGTCGCGTCCTGTAGCTTTACGGCGACAGTTTCCAAGACCGGCGCCAAGGACGCGGCAAACTGATTGAAAAGCCCCTTTGCCGCGTCACCCGCTGCGCGCAACGCTTCGCGGCTGCTGTTCAGAGCCTTAACCGTTTTCTGGTCCATAATGGCGCCAGCGTCCTCGGCGGCGTCGCCCAGCCGGTCCATTTCTTTTCCGTTGTTGCGCAGCAAGGGCAAAAGCGCCGTGGCGTCACTGGCCAGCGCCTCCATGTAGAAGGTCATCTGCTGCTGACTGAGACCGGCCTTTTCCAGCGAGGAAACGTAAAGCTGCAGCGCCTCCGGCCCTGATAGCTTCTCGAATTGCTCGGCCGTGACGCCTACTTTCGGCGCGATGTTCTCGAAGAAATCCGCCATCGGGCCGCCGCCCGTTGACACAAAGTCACCAATGCGGTCGTTGGTATCCTTGAGGATGTCGGACAGCTTGTCTTGCTCAATGCCAACATCGCGCGCCCCGGCGGCGAAACGCTGGAACTCTATTAGGCCAGAATTGGACAAGTCGGCCATGCGCTCGATCTCGAATGCCGAATTGAATGCCGACCGAGCCATGAGGCCGAACCCCGCCACGACAGGCGCCGTGACGCGGGTTGACATGGTAGTGCCGAAACCGCGCAAGCTGCGCCCGACACGGCTCATGCGCCGCTGAATGTTGTTCATCGACGCTTCGGCCCGCTTGGCGCCGCGTTCAAAAGCAGCGCTGTCGAGACTAAGCATCGCGCGCAAGGCGCCGATTTCAACTGCCATGCTGTCTCCTTGCTTTAGCGGTGTCGTACGCCACCTTCACACGACGGCGAATGGCTCGTATCTCGGCTTCAACTTCAGGGTCAGTCGGCCCAGACTTCGGCTCGCCCATCGGGTCGGGCGGCATTTCTTTGGGATTGTGATAGGCAAAAGCGGCGTATTGAGCCGAAAGCCATGCCTGACGCTCATCCCTGCGGGCGGCACCATCAAGCACGGCTTGCAGTTCTCTCATGGAGACCCGGCCGAAACCGTCCGGCGCCTGCCCTGCCTCGATCCAGCGCGCGAAAAGGGCGGGCCAGTCTATTTTGACCGGGCCGCCCCCTTGCGGTTTTTTGCGGTCTGGCCCTTCGCCTCGGGGAATGCCGCCTCGGCAATCTGGCCCAAAAGCTCACCCGCTTGACTCACGCCGATCTCGTCAACGATCTCCGACGCACGATCCGCACCGATGCCAGCACCATCACCGCCGCACTCCGACAGGATCAGAACGAGGTCGGTGATGCGAAAGCCGCCTTCGAGGCCCTGCATCATTTCCACGATACCTTTCCCCGATCCCTGCTCAATCGCCATCATTGCACGGGTCGTCATGCGGAAAGTCTCGGTGTCACCTCCGATGGCCTTTTTGACGCCGCTGATCATCAGGACCCCGCCGTGAAGATCGCCGCGCCGGTGCGCTTGATGGTGGCCGTAACCTCGGTCACGCCCTCGACCTCGCGCGTGCCGCCGGAAAGCTCGACAAAGCCCTTGTATTCGTAGGTCGCGCCGGTGGTCTCGCCGTCGTTGGTCGACAGCGTGTGCTTCCAATCAACAACCGTGCCGTTGGTCTCAAGGGTGTAAAGCGCCTCGTAGTCCGCAGAGTTGAAGTTGAAGGTAAAGGAAACGTCGCCGGTGTCGCGCAGACCGGGCGTGAATTCCTTCGTCCGGTCGGGGGATCCCATGTGCGTCCGCTCGATCTTCTCGACCGAGTGCGTCGGCACGTCGCAACTTTTCAGCTCGGCAACCTCGTTGTCATAGGTTGAGCCGCCATCGGTGGACCACTCAAGCGTGTCCCCATAGCCAATTGTGCTGACAGATGCAGCCATGTCGTTCTCCTTTTCAGGTTTGTCGGGCTGCGCCCGTGGTTAATCCCGGTGGTGAACCGAGAAGGTCAGAGACACGCGGTGCAAAAGGTCCGCGTCGTCGTCAAACTGGTCCCGCACAGCTTGCAGGAATGCGCCTTGGATCGGCCCGCCCCGGTAGCCCTCAAGCGTGTTGCGAACATTGCGGCTGGCCCCAATGGCCTCAGCGTAGGTCGCGCCGTAGCAGTCGATCTGCACACGGGTTGCCATGTTGCCCAAGCCGCCCATGTGGTGGTCTCGCGCGCCGCTTGTGCGGTAGATGCTCGCCCGCGGCGTGCTGGTGCCGCTGCCAAGCGTGCCCCACGCAATCGGGAAGCTGATCGCGCCGGACAACAAGGTGTAGAGATGTTCTTCCATCAGCCCTTCGCCGCCTTCTTCGCCCGCCGCGCCTGTGTCTTGGCGATTTCATCCCACATGCGTTTCCCAAGCCCTTCTAGAAGCTTGCCTTTGTGCGCGTCCCACGCCGGCTGCAGCATCGGTTGCGGCGATACACTGCCACGGAACGCGCCGTTCTTCGTGTAGCGCGGGCCGGTGCCGAATTCCAAAAGGTGCGCGTGGGGCTCGAAGCTGCCGACAAACATATTCGTGACCGAGCGGCTTTCGCGAACCGCCGGGCGCTGCGTTGGGATTAGCGCCGATGTCACTCGGAACCCGTCATTTGCCCCCGGCCAGAACATTTCGGCCGTGTCCTTGATCGGCTTGAGCTCTTTCTTCATCGCGCGGCGGCTCGTTCCTTTCGCGGTGCCGCGCGGCAACTCGGCCAGCGCGCGCTCAATGTCGCGCCCGCCTTCAAAACGCATGGAAACGCTCATACTGTCACCCCAACGCGCCTGAGGCGGCACCCCGAAGGATGCCACCTGCTTTGCTCTTAGATTGTCTGATTAGCGACCCTAACCGCCTCGCCTTGCCAA